TCTGCTCTCCGTAGGCGCCGCGCACCGCGATGAACTCCTGCTCCGGCATCCGGCGGGCCAGCGCGTCGAGCACCTTGCCGCCCTTCTCCGGGTTGCAGTTGATCAGCGTGATCGCCTTGCCGGGCTTCGTCGCGTACTCGTCGGCGAACACCGGCGGGCGCACGACCAGCGACGCGGCGGGGCGGATGGCCTTCGGGTACTCGGCGAAGAAGAGCTCCGCCTCCCGCTCCATCCACTGGCTGTTGTACACCGCCAGTGCCGTACCGCCCGCCGCCGCATCCCGGAAGGTGGGCCGGTGCGTGTTGTGGCACACCACCACCAACGGCTTCCCGTACCCGCGGGCCAGAGACGCCGTCGACGGCACCGTCTCCAGATGCGCCAACAGCACATCCGCCCGACGCACCGCCGACGGAAAGTCCAGCCGCGACGCCAGCGGCACCACCTTGATGCCCCGGTACTCGTACTCGCGGCTGGCCTTGCCATAGCGGGACAGCCACACCTGCACGTCGTGCCCGCGCTCCACCAGAGGTCGCAGCATCGACACCAGCATGTGCTCGGCGCCCGCGTTGTGCTCCGGCGGCATCAGATGCACGCGGGCCACGATCGTCAGGGGCTTGGCTGCCCCGCCCGGCGCGGAAGCCGGGACAGCCGTCGCCATCAGGTGCCCGACGGGGTGCCGGTGAACTTGACGAACGCGTCGACGTCACCGAGGACGAAGCCGTAGTACGCCTCGGCGAGGATCAGCACCAGGTTCTCCTGGAAGGCGCTGTGCACGCCGCCCTCCTCGTCGACGTAGGTCGCCTGGTCGGAGATCCGCACGGTGATGTCCATGCCGACGCCGTAAGCCGCCTGGCTCCAGTCGCCGCCGATCGCCCGCAGACCGGAGTCCACCGACGCGGACTGCCGGCGCTGCTTGCCCGACACGCTCCGGGAGTACGCGAGCGGCTCGCCGATCAGCGTGCCCGCCGCCGCCATGTTGGTGCCGGGGGTCTGCGTGTCGACGAGGATCGGCCGGCCCGTGGTGTCCGTCGCCAGCAGCAGCGACGGCTTCAGCCGGTGGTCGGCGACCGTGCCGGTGTAGTCCCAGTCGCTGTCGACGACCTCGGCCATGCCGTTGACGAAGTCGGCCCAGATGCCGCCCTGCGCCTGCGTGGCCGTACCCAGCGCCACGCTGTTCGAGGTGGCCGCCAGGTACTCGGTGAACGGGCCCGGCGCGCCCTTCATCGTCTTGCCGTGGATCGTCGCGTGGTCGAACGCGCGGGCGAACGCCGTCGGCAGATCCTTCTGCAGCTGGTCGTACAGGCCGCCCGCGTTGGTCTTCGCCACCTCCATCGCGACCGGGATCAGCACGGCGACCTTCTTCGCCTGCATCTGCTTGACGTCCACACCACCCGTGGACAGCGGCTTCTTCGCCGCCTGGCCGACCCAGTCCGCGACCGGGACGTCCATCGGGATCGGCACCGACGTGGTCGCGTCCAGCGCGAGCGGCGCCGGACGGGCCAGCTGCATGACCGCGGACGCCTCGACGGACTTCTCGAAGATCGGCGCGGTGATCGTGCGCGGCAGAAGCGACGCATCGACATTGGACAGAGTGAGGGGGGCGGTAGCCGCCATGATGTCTCTTCTCCCGAAGCCGCTACAGCTTCGAACTCAGCCACCCGGCGAACTCATCGCGCGGGTTGGGGGCCTGCTTCTTGTTGGCACCGGACGCCTGAGTGCGATCCGGTGCGGGACGCCGCGGGCCCTCCTGGGGCTGGGATTTCGCCCAGTGCGGCTTGCGCTCGAGGAGCGCGTCGAGGTCCGCCTTGATGGCCGCCTCGTCGATGTCACCCTCCGAGTCGATGTACGAGTCGAGATCCAGCGCGCCGACCGCGTCCTCCGGGTCCGCGAACCCGGTCATCGCCAGCGCCTGCACCTGAGTGCGCACCAGCCGCTGACGCGTCTTCGCTACCTGCTCGTTCGCGCGAGTCAGCTGGTCGTTGAGGCGCTCGGACTCCGTCTTCTCCGCGTCCTTGATGCGCTGCAGCTCGGCAGCCGCCGGCTCCAGCTCCTTCAGACGCTTGCGGAGGTTCGCGGCCTCGCTGTTCTTCTTCCGCAGCTCCGCCTCGAACTTCTTCCGGTCGAACGGCTTCTCCTCGCCGCCGGTCTCCGCCTCCTGGGCGTCGTCCCGCTGCTCGGCGCCGTTCTCCTCGGTGGCCGTCTCCTCGACGGTCTCCTCCGTACCGGTGTCCTGCTGCTCGGTCGTCTCGGTCTCTTCGGGCATGACGAATCGGCCCTCCAGGGGCTGTCGAAAAGGGAAGGCCGCCACCAGGGCGACCAGGGTTAGAAAGCTCCGGGGAGCGGGTTCGGATCGTGCTCCGCCAGCGCCCGCCTGAACCGGGCCAACTGGCTACCGGAGTGGCCGGCGGCGTACTCCTCGTACAGCCGCGCCCACTCACGGGCCTGCGGGGACGGCTCGAACCGCTGCCCCGCAAAAACCGGGATGGCGCCACAGTGGCAGCCATCATGTGCACGGAAGCCCACCGTCTCCCGGGCGAAGACCGAGCCGCGGGAGGCCAGCAATTTACAGAAGGCGCACGCCCCCAAGGCTGCCGACCGCGCCCACGCTCTCGCCTGCGGATCCTGCCGCACCGCCTCCAGGACAGTGCTCCGGCCCGTGTCAGCGACCAGCTTCTGCGCGACCAGCTCGGCCTTCTTCTCCGCCTGCCCCAGCCGGACCTCGAGCGGCTCCCGCTGCGCGGGCGTGGCCTGCTCAGGGTCGCGTTCCCACACGTCCTTCGCAGCCCACCGCAGGGACGCCTCGGCCTTCTCAGGCGGCGGCGGATCCACGACAGGCACCGTGAACGAGCCGGGCACACCGGCTGCTTCCCGCTGCGCGTCATAGAACTCGGCACCCAGCGCGGCCGACGTCTGCGCGTACTGGTCCACAACCGTCTGCACCGCCGTGAACCAGTCCGGCATCGACTGCCGCAGCCGCGACGGAATGATCAGGCGACGCAGGCCGCGAACCTCCCGAACCAGCAGACGCGTCAGACCACGCTGCGCAGCCCGATACCGGTCCGGGTCACGACCGCCGTCAGAGACCGTCGTCGCCACCGTCGACCTCCACCACATCCGGCAGAGACCCGGCCGGCCGGTCGTTCATCGCGGCCAGCCGCTCCATGAGGCCGCCAGCGGAAGCCGCGGCAGCCGTGCGCCGCCGGTCCACAGTGATCCGCTGCCGCTGCGCCTCCGTGAACCCGGCCATCTCCAGCGTGACGTCGGAGTCGGCGGGCAGGACACCGGCCTGAACGAGCTTCACCGTGGCGTCCACCTGGGCGGCCACCGTCGGTGTCGCCGGGTTCCGCCACACCGTCTCGATCCGGCGGGCCTTGTCCGGCGGTTCCCCGTCCCGCACCCACAGCGCGAGCCGCATCGCCTGCTGCCACGCGGCACCGAACCGGCGGATCCTGCGCTCGCTGCGCTTGACGAGTTTCGCCTCGGTGGACCGAATGGCGTCCGCGCTCGCGGGGTTGTCGGTGGTGTAGCCGAGCATGTGCGGCGGCAGACCAAACTGCGACGACATGATCCGGGCATACAGATCGATGATCTTCGTCATGCCCGTCGGATCATGAGCAGCGAACTGACCCACGCTCGGCACCTGGCCATCCTCGTCCCGCTCCAGAGCGAGCACCCGGCCGATGTACGTCTCCCAGGCGCTCTTGGCCGTACCATCCGCGTCCTGGAACGCCGACTCGCTGGCACCGAGGATGTACCGCTGCGGGGCGCCGAAGAACTCGGCGGCGACCTCCATGCCCATCAGCCGGCGGCACGCCGCATCCGTGATCGACATGACCTCGGGCGTGATCTCGCTCTTGCCGACCCGGTCCGCGGTGCGCTGCCTGTTCGCCATCCGTACCACCGGCACGATCCCGAGGTTGTGCATGTCGCGGTCGACGACCTCCCACCCACCACTCTCAGACGGCAAGCACATCACCGTCTGATCCGGCAGATAGAGGACCAGCATCCGCTCCTCAGGCCCCGACTCGATGAACGCATCGGCCGCACACTCGCGGAGCGCCGCCGTGCCCACCCGCAGACGGGCATCCCACATCAGCGTCATGTCCAGCGGCGACTCCACGGAGATCAGCGGCGGGCAGTCGTCCGTGCCGCAGTCCCCCGAACCGACCGCCAGATACTCCCGGCCGTACACCAGCGCGTCCAGGTGGGCGAGGCTCGACTCGTCGAACAAGTCGTTCGCCTCGGCGATCTCCGTCAACTCGCGCGAGTCCGCACCGTCCGCCCAGCGGAACGCCTCCAAGTCCAGCCGCTCTTCTAGGCTCTCGACGCCGACCCGCGGCCAGCCGATCACCGTGTGCAGACCCTTCAGTTGCGGCGGGATCGAGATGCCGAGGTCCCTCACGAGCTGTTCGCCGTTGAAGTACGCGTCCCGCAGTTGCAGAGCCCACCGGTCCTGCAGCATGTCCGCCCGCAGCATCTGGACCAGCGCGAGCTCGTCATCCGACAGCGTCAGCAGAGGCAGCTCGGGGATAGACAGGGTCATCGCAGCACCACCACCCGTCCCTTACCGCGCGACTTCGGCCGCTTCCCGTACTGCTTGCTGTTGAGGAGCTTCCTGCGAAGCATCCGCGCGCCGACCATGCACACCGCAAGGTCGATCTTCCGGGCACTCTCACGGTGCTCCTTGCCGATCGTGATGCCCCACGCGTTCGTGCGGCGGCGAGCGTTCGCCACATGCGTGCGCATCACCTTGTGGCCGTCATGCGTCAGACGCCGCTCGAGAATGTCCTCGCGCGTTCGCTGCACCGCGTCCGTGAACTCCTCCTGATGGCGAGGAGCGCCCATGTCCCAGCGGACGGCGTGCTGCTTCGGGCCGGCCGTGACCGCGTGCAGGACCAGTTTCGAGCCGTGCTCCTGCCCCCACTTGTCGAGGTAGGCGTACCAGTAGCGTTCGCCGTCCTCGTCCTGGCCAGAGCCCGGGTCGCAGAAGAACGCCACCACCTTGTACGTGTTGAAGGCCCGCTCGACGACGCCGTCCACCTCATCGCGCGGCACAGACCACGGAACGTCGAGATTCCAGTTCGCCGGCCGCTGCCACACGCCGAGCGTGAAGACGTGACCGTCGGACATCCGGCAGCCCGCCAGAGCGGTAGCGTCGTCCGACTTGGAGCCGTCGAAGAACATGACGATCTCGTCGCCGTCGACAGCTTCGAGAGCCTCGGCCTTGCAGGCATCCCACTCGTAGGGCGCCATCCAGGCATCCTCAGCCGCGACGATCATGTTGTACCAGAAGCGTCGCGACCGGCTCGGAGGGTTCCGCACGTCAGCGATCGACTTCACGATGCGGTCCACGTTCAGCCAGGACGCGTCCCCGCGGATCGACCGGATCACCGCCGGGGCGGCCTCCACTGTCAGCGGCGCCTTCGGCGGAGCTTCGATCGAGTCGTACAGCAGACCCGAGTCCATCACCCGGCCAGCGTCCACGGCCTCCCAGGCTTCTCGGTCCCGCTCCGCAACCGAGTCCTGGCCGGGCTCGTAGGCGTTCGTGATGCGCAGCGTGCGCGCCGCACCGTCCGCGGACTTCGTGGCGTTCCGCTCGATCACGTCGGCCATGTCGTGGCCCGAGTTCGACGAGTCCCAATGATGCGTCTCGTTCAGCAGCACGAACGTCGC